TCAACTGCCGCCACATTATCTTGAACAACATCGACATTTGCATTTAATCTTGTAAAAGTAACAAAGTCATTTGAAGCAGCTACTAAAGCATTAGCTGTAATTCTTGCCTGTAGTGCGGTATCTTCGGTAGTGAATGTTGTGACGTTTGTAGTAAGACGAGACTGAAGCGCAGTATCTTCGTTAGTCATAACGGTAACGTTTGCAACTCGTCTAGCTTCAATAGCTGTTTGAATTGTTACGTTAGAGTCGCGTCTGCTCTCAACAGCAGTCACATTATCCTGCACGATATCAAGATTAGCGTTTAGTCGTGTTTCTGTGTCAGTAGCATCCCCACCTGACCCAGCAGCTGCAATCCCAGCGGCCAGTTGAGCTGCATTAGCAGATATATTAGCAACACCACCTAGTTGAGGAGTAGTGAGATTAGCCTGTTTACCTGAAGTGCCTGTGATAGTGATACCTTCACCGCCAAGCTCAGAAATGGTAATGGCTCCAAGTTTAATTGAAGAGCCACTCAAATATAGATCTTTCCATTTATTAGAAGCTGAACCCAGATCATAAGTGCTATCAGCGGATGGAATGCCATTAGCAGAAAAGGTGATTGTATGACCACCTGTATCAACTATAGATGCTACATTCGCCTCTACAGCATCTACATTACCAGATACTACATTAATGTTGGAGTTTAGTTGAGTAAAAGTAACAAAATCGTTTGCATCGCCTACAAACTTTTTCAATTCGTCTAGTTGAACTTTTTTAGTCTGATCATTGTTGATATCAACGATAGGTACTACATCATTAGTTGCCAGATCGGTAGCTGCGATAGCGGTAAGATCAGTAATTTTTACGTTTGCCATTTAAAATCCTTTGCGCACTGATTTACACATATTAAAACACAATATATTTTCGCTGTCCAACCAAAATTTATCTAAGTCTTTCAGTAGTCAAGGCATTGCCATTTTGAGTTATCAAAAGATTGCCGTCCTGTGTAAGAAAAGTAGCCCCAGAACTAAAGGTTTGTTCGAGTCCAAGATTTTTTCCATCTTGTGTAATCAGCTGATTATCGTTTTGTGCAACGATTAGGTCAAGAGCCTCATCCTGAACTATATGGTCAAGACCAATTAGTTTACCATCTTGAGTGAGCAGGTGACCACCATCTTGAGCTAACAGTAAGTCAAGAACATCATCTGCGATATCTTGATTTGTTACTAGCGGGTTACCGCCTTGGTTAATAATTAAATCGCCACTCTGTGTAAGAAGGATGCTAAGATTTTCTTGAATGTCAGGAGCGTTTACTTCATCTTGAGTAACAATATGATGCCCGCGTTGTGAGACAATAAAGTCACCATTTTGTGCAAGCAGATTAAAAAATCCGTCATCTGGAAAACGTCGGCGAATTGAAGATATGTGAAGGGCGAGCCTTAACTTAGTCGCGCTCATTATTCTCTCTCAGAAATAAAGAGCTTTCCATCAGAGGTGCTACCAATCACTGCAACAAATTTATCATTTTCAGTAGCTACAACATCATCTCCTAATGAAATGTCATAAGGAATATCCGCAGGTAAAAAATGTGAGGTGACATTAGAGGCTGTTACAGTTGAGTCACCTGTTTCTATAAATGCGTCTTGAGTAGAAAAGAGAGTTACTACTCTAATAGAGTCTGAAAACTGGGGTGAAGTATTTGACGCTCCCACAGTGAAGGGAACTTGGTGTCCTTTGTTAGGGCGAAATCCTAAAACAGGAATTGCTGCGTTACCATCATCTCTTGGTTGTTTTGACATGTTTACTCCTTAACCGTGTGGTCCAAGCACCTTATTTACATCATCAATAAATCTAATGATGTTATAGTCTGCATCATGTTCTACTTCTAATTTTTTACAAGCTAAACGTACAGAACCTGTGTAATCTTTTGACATACCACCACGAAGCCCACGTTCAATAGTTCTTTTTGTAGTTAAGCACTCACTTACGCTTTCTCTAATTGTAAATTCTTTTAAGGCTGATGGTTCACCAAACCACATCAACAATACAAAAAATGTTCCAGTCATTAGTGTACTCCATTCTTTTTCATTCCATTCATATCATGCACCATATTCATCATATCTTTTCGAATTGCTTTTATTTCGCTCTCAACCTGCTCTATGCGATCTCTATAAAAGTCTAGAGTAAGTTGCTGCTGCTGATCAAAAGGTGCTTGACCAGTTTCGATATTTTCTGATAGCTTTTCCAGTTCACCAGCTAAATGCTCAATCAGCATGAATTGTTCTGAATCTGCTGGTAGCGAACCCATCTCACCACGAGGCCATTTGATGCGAAACTCAGTGTTCATCCCAACATCTGCCTCAGACATGATAATTTTATTTTCAATAGTATTTAGTCGCTCGATAATACCAAAGTATGCCCATGTTCCAATAGCTGCACCTACCACCATAGCGATAAGATTTCTAATTGGCATAGACAATTCAGTATTCTCACTTATCTTAGTAGCCATTCATTCCTCCGGGGTCGGCCATCGTTTCCAACTTTGCGCGAAGCGCGACCGAATTTTTTTGTCTTTCATCCCAGCTTGTTCTCATTGTTTCGTGACGTTTATGTTGTTCCACATACGCTTTCATCCACATAGTGGTATCCAGTTCACCCTCAACGTCCACGGCAGGAGCGCAGTCCCAATCAAGAGTAGGGTCATCCATATCTTCCACTCTATTGACATAATTTCCCGTTCCTGTCATATCTACCGTGTATGAATTCATCGGTATGTTCCATCTAAGTTGTAGTGTTTAGCGTTGTACCAGACACACATGAGGGCTGTCACGAAGCCACGCTCCGCGTGCAGCTTGCAAAACCAGGCCCACCAGTGTTTCATTCCATCAAATCCCTCATGAGCTTATCATAGTTGTTGATCTGGACTGCTACCGCTGGTCCTTGCTGTTTCGGCTTGAGGCTGGCTTCTACCTCTTGTAAATGCTTCATCCAATCGAGTAAGTCTTTTTTAGAGTAGATTCCTGTTTCCACCGCCTCTTGTATCTTCTGATCAATCACCGAGTTGATTAAATTGATGCGCTTAATACGATTGAGATATCCTTGCGTGGCGAAGACGGAATCTATATAGTTCTTCACCTCTTTCTTTTCAATGACCGCGGTCACGCGGTCCTCGGAGATACCGTATTCATCCGCTAATTCATCTATCGCCTTACCGGATAAATAATCGTTAGCTAGCGCCAGCATTACAGGGTCTAGAGGAGGAGCCTCTAAAGATTTGTTTAGTGCGTCAACTGATGTTGTTATTGCGTTTTTGTTATTAGACTGCATCTTCCACCTCATATAAAATTTGTAAACTTAGGTCAGCCATTCCATAGGGATGGAACAGCCCCTCGTCGGTTCTAAACTCTGTGACTCTAGCTTCTTCCACTTCAAAACTACGATAAGTTTCAGGAAAGTTTTCTAAAGCATCATCTATCTGCATACCAAAAGTTTCAGCTTCACCCAACGCGTCCTCTTCTGAATAAACATACCCACGAATAAAAACAGAGATTACACCTTGGCGGAGACCGCCACCGCGTGCAACACGCGATTCATTTTGTGGTATGAAAGTAATGGTTGGAAAATCATTAACTTCATTCATATATAAATAGCGTTTGTGAACATTATTAGCCATAGCATCTGTATTAGCAGCTAAATGATCTACTAATGCATCTACGATTTGTGTACGTCTGGCCATATTTCACCTATCATTTGTTCTAAGTTTTTTCCACGTTTCCAAGCAAGCCAGTGTTCACTATGACGATTATCATTATTGTACCAACGAATTATATATCTACAAATATCATAATCTTCAACAACTAAAAAGTTATCCTCAAACCACTCACGACACCATGCAACCTCTGGAATATCACCAAGTTCAGGGTGCGATGTGAATCGCGCAACTTCACAACACGGGTGCAAAATAGATTCACCTGGCAAGCATTGATTTCCATCTTCATCAACAGGTATCTTCCAAATACCTGATTCTTGTTCGTAACCTACAATGGGTTTACCATTCCACCAATAATTACCTGAATCGTCATCATCCCCAAAGTGGTTATAAACTAACGGACCATAAGTATATTTTTCAGCCACTTTTTGAAAATTTCCCCTGTAAAAAATTTTTAGATTCAGAAAAAGTTCGGAATCACACTTGAGTCTATATTACTACTCCCTTTAAGGGATGTCAAGAAATAACCGTGATTTTCAAAAATTCCCAGGTCGAGGCTCTGTGGAGGTGCGCATCGCGGGGGTCACTAGTCAAGTCCTGCTAACCGCCCTATACGTGGCCGCCTGTCAAATTACTGACACAAAATAACGCATTTTTTTTACCTCTACCCCTTGAAATATGCGGTTGCAATGCTTATATTATACATATAAGGAGAATTAAACATGATCAAAAACATTACAATATTTGACTTAGACGGAACCATTATTGATAGCTCGCATCGTCAAGCTACCCTTGCTGACGGCACGTTAAACTTGCCAGCTTGGATAGAAAACTCTACACCAGAAAAGATTTTTGCAGATACAGTTTTGCCATTGGCAACACAAGTTAGACGCCGCCAAAAAGCTGGCGACTATGTTATGGTCTGCACAGCTAGGCAAATGTCAGATGCGGATTTTGAATTTTTACAAGATCAAGGCATCTGTCCACAAAAGATTATCTCAAGACCAAATGGCAACACAACGCCAGACGGCGAATTGAAAGCTAAACAGCTTAAATCGTTTTTATCTCTTAAACAGTTTGCCAAGGCAAACAAGGTTATGTTTGACGATGCGGCTTCGGTTCGCTCTGCTCTAAGACAAATTGGAATTGCGGTTATTCATCCGCAAAAAATTGAAAAAAAGATTGCCTGACCCCTTGACAAATGGGGTCACGATACCTATATATAGATAAAGGAGATTTTATTATGTTTGGATGGATCGGATCATTTTTGGTTATTGCACAGATGGCTTCACTTACTATCGGACTGCCAACACATACCGCAATCATGGTTGGCTTTGCTGGCGCGTGTTGCTGGATTATTCATGCGATTGCTCGTGATGATAAACCATTGCTATTTGTTAATACCGCAGTTTTAGCAACTGCACTTGTGGGGTTAATGCCATGATCAAAAAACTCAATATCAAAAAAATTCTTGTTGCTCTATATCTTGCTTACTCTATCGCCACCGATACGATCATATGGGGCGGCGCACTCTATCTCTTAATCAAAGGGGGTTTCTAATGAAAAATCTTGATAACCTAATCAAGCTCAACGAGCTTGCCGAAAATGTTTATGCCACAGGCAGACGCGTTGCCATCATTCTTGAGGGTCGCGATGGCGCGGGCAAATCTGGAACTGTTCGGGAATTGACGCGATACATGCCACCATATGCCTATCGTGTCCAGCCGTCATTTATGCCAACTAAACGCATGATGAAATCATGGTTGCCAGAATGGAAAAAGCTGTTGCCAATACAAGGCGAGATTGTTATTTATGATCGGTCATGGTATAGCCGCGCTTTACTACAGCCTGTCATGGGTTGGTGTTCCCAGCGTCAATATAAAAACTTTATGCGTGACGTGATGGATTGGGAACATGACCAGCAAATTGAAATGGTCAAGATCTGGCTATCGGTTGACGAATCCAAACAGCGTCAACTATTAGCACGCCGTGAAAATGACCCATTGCGTTATTGGAAATACAGCCCGAATGATCCCAAATCGCTGGCTAATTTTGACAAGATCACCGAGAAAAAAGATGCTATGTTTGCTCTGGATGACTGGCAAGTTATTGATATGATGGACAAAGATCGGGGGCGTGACCAGGTTGTCGAACTGGTCACACAGGTTTTCTAAAAGGCGTTTTACCCTGCAAAATCAAGGACTTGCAGGGCGGCGGCCCCCGCTCGACTAACTCATTGAAAACAAAGGAAAATAAAAATGACAACCCATTGAAAACATTGGAAACTATTTTGCGTTTGCCCCTTGATTTTGTTATAATGAATGACTATATTAATACTATAAGGAGTTAAGGAAATGGAAAATTTTATCTCACCAGAAACTTTCGAGGCAATCCTAGGGGTTGCTGTCCATGTTATCGTTTTTGCTCTAGGAGGCTAACACAATGTTTATCAATTATCGCTTAAAAGCTAAACGCCAAATGGCAATCTTTGCAACACTCGCCTTTGCTGGCTTTACTCTCTGCATCTTGGCTGGCTTGTCTATGGCTTCAATCCCACATCAGGAATTTCGTTTCTGGATAATGATGGGCGTTGGCATGGTTGGATTCTTCACTTTGTTCTGGTCAATCCTAGGTTTCATCTTCGGATTGATTGACTACAAATCTTTATCATAGGGGGTTACTATGGACGACTTTGATCTTGACCAAATTGAAAAAGAAATGGAAATGATGACACAAGAAATGTCATCGGAAGAAATTGCCGAGATGGAACAATCTATTAAAGATAGTTTCGAATTCGGCAAAACATTTGAAGACATCTTCGGGGCGTAAGCCTCGAATTTGCGCCAGCTGGAACAAAACGTGAACAAATCACAGGCTGGTTGCTAAAAGGCAGTTTGCCCAATAAAATCAAAGTCTTACACAAGTCCGGCCCCGCGCCGGATTTTTCCTTTTAAAACAACAACTTACGGGCGAAAATAATTTGAAAAAAAATGCTAACCCATTGAATTTAAAGGAAAAGAAAATGCATTTTTTTTCGTCCTACCCCTTGAAATTTGACCCCATAATGCTTATATATAATACATAACAGAAACGAGCTACTAAGAAAGGAATTGCTCATGAAAAATGTAAACTATACCCCTGAAATGACTGCACAAATTGTTTCCGATTATGAGGCTGGCATTGCTGTCGAAGCTATTGCCGAGACTATCAACAAATCGGTTCGCTCTGTGCGTTCAAAATTGGTGCGCGAGGGCGTCTATATCGCCAAGCCAAAAGTCACCACCCGTAAGGCTAATGAGCCAACCAAAAAAGAGTTGCTCAACCAGCTAGAGGAAGTCGCGCCGTTTCCGGTCGATGGCTTCATGGGTGCAACCAAGGAGGCGATAAATGAATTGCTCTCGCACTTCTCGGACGCATAATCCGGTAGCTCGGAACCTTGGGGCATTTCGCCCCAAGGTTGTCCGGTCAAAAAAACTCTATTCCAGAAAGGGAAAATCAAAATGGAAATTATCAAATCAAAAAAATCGTTAGCCACACTTTGCAACGCTCGGTCATTTGATGGCGCGAAAAAATTGGCTTCAATGGCTGAAGTCAGACGTATCAACGCGCTAATACAGCACACGAAAGAAGCGAAAAAGCCAAAGATAACAAGGAGATAGCCGGCCTCGGCCCCGGCCGGGCTAAGTCATTGAAAACGTTACAAAATAAAAATGATAAGTCACTGAAAACAAACAAATCTTTTTTTACACAGACCCTTGAAATTATGCTACACAATACCCATATATAATATATGAAAGGAAAAAATAGCATGATTAAAAATATTTCAATTTTCGATCTTGATGGAACCTGCATCGACTCTAGCCACCGCCAAGCTACCTTGCCGGATGGCACACTAAACCTTGAGCATTGGTTTGAAAATGCAACACCTGAAAAAATCTTCCGCGATAAGGTTATGCCACTGGCTCACCAAATCCGCAAGCGTCAAAAGGCTGGCGATTTCACCATCGTCTGCACAGCTAGAAATATGCAAGACGCAGATTTTGAGTTTCTACAGAATGAGGGCATCTGCCCCCACAAGATTATTTCACGCCCTAGCGGTAATATGGAAGCTGATGGATCGCTGAAGCGTAAACAGCTTAACAGCTTTTTGTCACTCAAGCAATTTGCTAAGGCTTCAAAGGTCATTTTTGATGACGCGGCAAGCGTCCGGTCATCGCTTCGGAAGATTGGCATCGTTGCTATTGACCCGAAAAAAATTGAAAAAAAGTTAGGTTGACCCCTTGACATTTGGGGTTGCAATCCCCATATTAGATATAACGAAAGGAAAAAAAATGTCAAATTATCTTATCTCAATCACTCACCCCGAATATGGCTTGACCCTATTCAAAAATGGTTTTACTGGTAATCACCGCTTGGATGATGACGGACAGCCAGCGGCGCGTATGCGTGAGTTTCACCGCGAATATGGTAAGCATGGTTGGATTGTCAACTATCATTCTAATATGACCATGTTTGATGATCGCCGCACATATTTGACCGAACAGGTTGCACAAATTTTGATGGGCAAAAAAGGTCTGGATTTTTTCCCGACTAAAGCAATGGCTCAAGCCCTTGGCATCCATTCTGGCTGGACTGAAATTTTCGCGGTCAATCTTCGCCAGCTTCAAGGCTATCAGGGTAAAGCTGTCCAGATCTGTCAGGCTCACAACTGGAATTATCGCAAGATTCGCGCTTGGATTCGGTCAACTTGTCAAGACTGTTTCTCGGCGGATTCATGGGCAGAATACAAATATGGTGACAAGGTTTGGCGCACGTCACCATTCAACGGACGTTACAACATTACACACAAGGAGGCGGCATAATGGCTGTTAAAAAAATTTGGAAGACTACAGGTCAAGAGGGTTGCGACGATTGCCAATGGCTGGCGCATGAGACAGATGGCGAATGGCTTTGCTGTGACGAATGCGACTGGGTGTTGCATGGCGAGGATGACGGGCAACCTGATTGGGCGCAAGAATGGCATGATTTTGATCCAGAATGTTAGGGGGTTATCATGAATCAAATTACACTCAAGCGCGTTATCGTCGCGCTATATCTCGCGTATAGCGTCGCCACTGATACAATTATCTGGGGCGGGGCTGTCTACTATTTCTTTTTTAACTAGGAGGTTTTTGCTATGGACAATTTCAGAATTTTTCTTGAGGTGTTGCGCACTATCACGCCTATTTTAATTCTAGGCTTGCAGATAATGATCTTAAACGGCTTGTAAAAGCCGTTTTTTCTTGCTTAAACAACCACTTAGCGGGCCCCGGCCGCGCCAAACCCGTTTTTGTCAATGAAAACAATGCTTTACGCGCTACTTTTAAACCACAAAAATTCAATTAATTCAACGGGGTAGGCGTGTCAATAGAAAACTTAGCGGGCAAAGTTAAGACGGGGAGGGGAGGCGAGGGGATGTTACGTTATAACATTACATAGCGTTTTAACGTGTTACAACATTAATACACGCACTTAGCGACCATTCCTACCACATCACTTTAAGAACAGCGCATACCTGCGCCAGTAGTAGTTCGACGATTGTCAAGTAAAAAGTCAACGCGTATGCACTTTTTTCTGCAAATGATTCTTAGTCTCATTACGCGCTGGGCGGGAGCAAGTGTCAAGTAGAAATTAAATTTTTATTTTTACGAAAGGCAAGAAAATTTTTTCTAGCGTGAGGCGGCAAAAACTGTACGATTTCACTTGCTTTCTTGGGTAATTTTCTATATATTTATCTCATAAACAATCAGAGAGAAGGAGGCAAGTATGCCACAAGTAAACTATACCGCCGAAATGACTGCCGCTATCGTTGACCAGTACCAAGCTGGTGTTTCTGTTGACGAAATTGCTACCGATATCGGTAAGTCTGTTCGTTCCGTGCGTTCTAAGCTCGTCCGTGAAGGCGTGTACGTCGCCAAGGCGAAGCCTGCCGCGAAGCGGGATAACGGTCCGACTAAGAAAGAACTCTTGATCGAGTTGGAAGCTACTGGCTTCGACGTGAATGGGTTCGAAGGCGCGACTAAAGATGCTATCCTGCGCTTGATCGCACACATGCAATAAGAGATGGGGGCGCAAGCCCCCTCTTTTTTGTCTTTAATTACAACCACTTGGAGCAAAGTGGCAGCAGGCGCCAGCGCGCCAGTGCAAAAGCAAAGTAAAAAATCAATTTACGTGCTCACATTAGTGCAAATAAGTACAAAGTCTATAGTCTGGTCATGCGTTGCGCCTAGACCCCTCCCCACCCTGGTATTATAACACATAAAAACCCCTCGAAACAAGCCAAATCTGGCTCCCTACGGTCGCCAACACACAAAAAAGTGTAAAAATATAGTGTTTTAGCTAATAAACAGCAGAAATAGGTAAAAACAAGTAAAAATGCAACTAAAAACAGTAGTTTTTTAGCCTATATACACCCCCCATCATAAAAAAATGTGTCATTTCTAAATAAAACTGCCCCCCAGTAAATCAAAAAAGCTCTGGACGAGTGCTCACAGCGCAGCCCAAGCGAACTCCGTTCGCGAGCTTGAAATCTTTGATTGAGGATGGTGCGCAGGATTGGAACACTTCGTGTTCTAACCTACATGAGGACGCACGCTTCGCGTGAGATCGAAATAGCTGTTATAGTGGAGAGTCTATTCAATGTAGTGGGGGAACGAAGTTCCGCAGCTGGTACAGCGTTTGTTCCCTACGGTCACTCTATTGTATGAGTACACCTTT